TCTGTAGGTGCTTTTTTACACGTAAATGTAAGCTTGTTTGCCGACTGAGCCGAACAGTATATGCCAGCTTTCGCGTATGCTTCATGTGAAGCGGGGGCAGGAGATACAAACACTGTATTGTTTGCCGTAACGCCCGAAACTGTAACGGTCTGCGTATTATCCGACCACGAAGCAACCGCAAGAGTTGCTGTTGCTGTGATATGTTTGTCTTGTTTACCATCCCATTTTGATACTTGGTCTGAGGTTATCGCTTCACTTTTATATTGCTCTGCCGCAAGTCCGTTTTGCCGTATAAGCGATACATATTCCTGACTTGAAGTGTAGGTGATAGAAATGTCCGCGCCGTATATCCTTACTTCCTGCACATTTGTTGTTTTGGCAGTAAGCTCTATCACAATAACAGGCGATACGATTTTAGTCATATCTGTTATAGTAACCGTTATTACCTCACCTGTTGTGGTAAGCGTAAAGTCCCCGCTGCCAAGAATGTTTGAACCACTTTTAACCGTGTATGTGCGAGTAGTCCATACGCTCGACGATATATTGCTCGTTCCAACCTTGAATTTAATCGCAAGCGAACTGATTGTAACGGTAGGCGGTATCTCCATATCAAGATAGAGTTTTGCTACCCTCGCCGTTGTGGTAGTTCCCATCGTTGCATAATAATTGTGCGACGAATCGCTGTAGCATTTGGCGTTATCGGATATTCCATCCCCGATTATGTTATACGGAGTGATATTCGCTGTTTTGCTGTACGATGATACGCTGCGAACCATGCCGAGAACATCGCCGTCCGTATCATACACGAACTTATACGGTGCCGTCGGGTTTACCGCGACCGAAGTTTCAAGCGAGCTGATTTTGCTATCATGAGTAGCAATTGTAGCCGCCTGATTATCAGCGGTGGTTTGCAGCTCGGTTATTGCCTTGCCTGTTCTATCCCACTGATAGTTAAACACACTTGCGGGCGGTTTCATGCCGCCTTGAAAACCTGTGCTTTGCAGCGACGAACTCGGAGCGGCTTTTGTGCCGTTTTTTGCCCACTCTGCAAAAGTGTATGTAAAAGCCATGCGTTACCTCCTTAATTCATATCAACGCGTAAATTAAGCGTTAGATTCAGTGTTAAACATTCTAACACTTAAATTAAGCGTTAAATTAAGCGTTAGATTAAGTGTTAAATCGTTATTCGTATGCGTATGCCATTGCACTCCTTAAATAGGCAACGTAGTTTCATCATCCGCGCCGAATGCAACAGAGAACGTACCACCTGTTGTGCCACCCTCAATATCTGTAAATCCCGCATTGGTGTCTATCTCCCCTTCGCCTTCCGCAAAGCAGAAAGAGCCTATCATGATAGGTTCAAGAGTTATGCAGACAGGAAGTAATGACCGCAGTATTGCCAATGCTTGAGTAGCAGTAAATCCCGCTTCATTAATCTGTACTACCGGGAAAACAGTTGCTTTTATGGTGCAGGGTGCGCTTGTTTCCTCGAAAAGTATATCGGATTTTTCACAGCCAAAAGTCGCGCATACAGCGTCGCAGATTGATTTATAACTGCCGTTTGCCATATTACGCATGATTTTTGCCTTAATCATGATGATATACTGTGCGTCTGTAGCGTTTCCTCGCAACTGTCCCACTCTCTCGCCGTACATATCCAGTGTCGAACCAGTGGCATTATCGAGATCAAGGATATTATATATATCTTGCAACTCTGTTCGTAATTTCTCACAAGTTACCCGCTCTATCTCTAATATCTTATAGTTGTTACTGCCATTGTCTTTCCGGTATGTATCAGGAAGATTTTTTGCGTGATTTTCTTTATTGAATACCATCAGCTTACCACCTTATACCCGCCGCCGTTTTGGTTGATCTCAAGCTGCTTGAATACACAGTTTTGATATGATGTGGCTGTGATGTTAGAAGCGTTAAACGAGCTTCCGTCCGTTGACAAAAGCGCGGCTGTTACTTCTTTTACTCCGCTTACACTGTGAATCAATCCATAAAGTGCAGATAAGATAACAGGATTTCCAACGCCGACATTATTGATATAATCTATGATATTGGTCTTTATGACCGCCTTTGCGGTATCGTCGCTGAACTCTGTTGTTGTGGTTATAGCTATGCGTACATATACGCCGATATCTGTTGTGTGCGAGAATTGTATCGCATGAGAATATCCACCCTCATCCATTATGTTTTGGGTAATCGTTCCGTGTGTTTTAATGCCGATTGGCTTTTTATCAAATATAGTTTCGGCTATTTGCTCATGATAATCTTCGCCGCCAGAAATATAGCACTCGAAACTTCTTGGCGGTCTTCCCTCGCTGTCGGTTTCATCGGTATCATTTGCCGCAATGCTTACCGACGAAACTGTCGGTATACTCATCAATGCAGACTTGATAGATGTTTCATTGCAACTTCCAAGCCCCTCTTTAGCAATGTCATAACGCCTACGCAACGAGTAATCATTTTCTACTTCCTCGCCGACTACAGTCTGAGATACGCCAATCGCGCCAGACAAATTTGCGACAGGATTAACTATTTTGACTATATCCGTTGCGGCTATATTTCCTATGATTCCCGCCTGTGTACACACCACTGTTGCTTCTACCGTTCCATCAGAGCCAACGGTCTTTGTTTCTGCGCAGTAGAATGTAAGCTCTGAATCCGTAGATACTAATGTCCCAACCGGGAACTCAGTACCTGCTTCACCGGTTACTTTAACAGTATATTCTGCTGCTATCGCCGGATTGCGGGATATGCCAACCGCCCAACATAATCTATCAAGGCTCTGCCCTGTTGCGGTACTCGGAAATATCGAATAGTAGATATTCTCTGCTTCTTCTTCTGTAAGAGCCTGATCATAAGCGTTGATTCTGAGAAACTTGCCGAGCGGTGTTTTATCACTTGTATTTATGTCGTTACCAAAAAGCTCTTGTGCCTTTAGCACCTTGTCGCTTAATATCTCGTCAAAGCTGCGTCTCTTAAAACCTAAGTCTGTAAGTGGCATTTACTCATCCCCCTGTTACTACAAAGCCGCCGTTGATGATAGCTGCTTTTAATTCGCCGCCTGTAATTGACATACCACCATCTACCATAGAAACACTCGTTCCAGACGTTTTTTTCACTCCGCCCTGCTTTGTGTTTTCCATTATTGATATTTTTTCGCCAGTGCTTGTTGAAGCAGTGCTGCTTATTGATAGTTTTCTATCTTTTGCATCAAACGAAGCATTAAAAGTATCAATCTCGAACGATTCATCTATTTGTCGCAGACCATCTGAAATTATGCTTTTTATGGTTTCACTGTCCAGATTTCTTTTTCCTAAAAGAGAGTTCATGTCAATGCCGAGTTCGCTATCCAAAAACCATTCTCCGGCTTTTGTATTCAAGTTGAGTTCTGCTGACTGTTGCAACAGTGCAGTACCCTCAACCATTTGTATTTCGTTATTCTTGATATCAATATCGTGATTTTCATTAAGGCTAAAGCTTTTCATGATCTACCTCACAATATGCCTATAATTATTGCATCACTCATTGAATGATGCCCGGCGGGCGGTGTGTTGTTTATGCCTTTTCGCGCGTCGGTGATATTCCGCTCTCCGCAGATACATACTACAATGTCCCCCGCTTCAATCGGCTCTGCTAAAGCAAAGTTTTCGGCTTTGTTATTGTACGCAAGATAAGCCGATGTAAGATATCCATCTGCCGACTGTGTGACAAGTTTTGTGTCTTTGTTGATATAATCAAGCGTCTTGCGAGTGAATTTATATCGAGCTGAACTTGCAATAGGAACGGCAGATAGCGGAGATTGTGTTTTTGCGTCCTCGCCATATGCTTTTATTTTTCCTAAAGGCTGTATCTTTGCCGATTTAAGATTATCGGCTACTGATATTACACGCGCCAGAAAGCAAGTATGGAGGTTGAGCAGCTTTTGCTCTATGAGATTATCTATAAAATTCAGGTTTCCGATAGAAAACACCCCCATTAAAACATTTTAATTGTGCTTGTTGCTTCACCCTGACTGAAATGATGTGAACCTGACATGATACGAAATTTACCGTTTGCCACAAGGCTTTTAAGATTTACAGAACACCCCGCTGCGAATCTATGTTGAAGTAAGCATTCACATTCCCATCCGTTTACAACATCTTTATAGTCCTCTGCTGTTATTTCTTCCTCGAATGAAGTCGGAGAACCTATCAGTCCGGTGTCTTCGGACAGAGTAAAATATAGATCATCAGCGTCTTTTATGTAGCGTGAATATATCTTTCCACCGCGAACGTAGGTGCTTACTCCGCAAACCTCTGAATATGTTTTGATATTATCATAGAGTGAACCGTCTACCTTTTGCTCATCCTCATATGTCCAGTCGCGCCGCGCTTTGAAAACAGCTATCGGCAGTCCGGTTTTGCCTAAAAGGTCTTTGAGAATGTAGCTTGCTTTTGTGTTGCTTGCATAGGTCGTTTCTTGCAGCGTTTTATTAGATATATCATCATAACAGCGGATAGTCGTTATTTTGTCCGCGCCCTCATAGGTAGTTGACACTTTGTCAATATAGCCAACAAATATTACTCCTGTATCATTGTCGAATCCGGCAGTAATAGATAAGGAGTAGTGATATTTCAACTGACTTATTGTATTGCTTGACAGATTATAAATGACTATCTCTGCTTCGTTCGGTTCGAGGTCATCGTCGAAATTGATATCAAAATCGATATCCAAATCATCCGAGCTAATTGAGACATTGCCGCAAACTATCTTAGCCTTACTATTGAAAACTCCGCGCGTTGTCGGGCTTGTGGTATAAGGTTCAAGCTGCTCTGGCAAAGTCTTGATTGCCTTTATAAGCCGCGACCGGTGTTTTTCCTCTCCTTGTTTTATTAGTCTGGACATTTACTCACCGCCGGATAGTATGTTTTTTTCTTGGTCGTTGATAACAAGCAATACGGTTTCGGAAAGATTATCGAATGTTACTTCTTTCATCTCACCGCTCGGGTCGTAAGGGACAATCTCGATAGACGGAAACTTATCATTTTCAAAAATTTCTTCAAAAAGTGGCTTTCCGTACACTATCTTTTCGCCATTACATACCGTTGCATCGTCTTTCGACAAACCAACAGTGAAGAATCCGTATGTTTCGTTATAATCGACGCTCATTGTGAACAATTCGCCGCCGAGAACGATATCGAACGAACACGGAACGAGTTCTTTATTGATTGCTATTGTATCGTACATAAGCCTAACCGCCTTTAGAATTTTCCACCGCCGCCGCTGTGGCTTCTGCTATAGTTTGAACCCTTTTTAGGTATTCTTAGTCTTACCCCCACTTTAAGGCTCGTAACTAAACCTTTTACGGCAAATGCTAAAGGGTTTGCGTCGAGAATATCTTTGATTGTCAGTCCATTGTCCTTGAATGTGACATTGACAAGCTTTGCAACAGTATCGCCCTTTTTAACGGTATAGTAGGTATACTCTACCGTTGATTTTGTAGTTGACTCCTTAGGTAGTGCAATTGACGCCTTTGATGTTACAGTTGATCGTCCTGCACCACTGCTGCCGGTAGTTGAACCGCCGCCACCTTTTTGCACTTGCTGAGTCCCGGCATTTGTTTTTGCCGAAGTACTGCTTGACGGAACGCCCTCTATATTTGCTTTGTCTACCCAACCGTACACCATGCCGCCGTCAGTGCTGATCAGATGATACGGATGAATAGCCCAGCTCCTTTTATTGATAATGGTTATTTTACAAGTACTTCTGCCACGCTTTACAGCGGGATTCTTTGCATCGGACGAGATATAGACATTACCGCCCTTGAATACCACTATTGCGCCTACAGACAAATCGGGATTGGTTTTCTTTTGGGTCTGCTGTGTCTTTTTTGCTTTTGGCGTATACGAACTTTTGGCGATTCTGACCTCGCGCAAAGTCATACTGAAATCAGCACCGCCCGCGATTTTGTTTGTATGGCTTGTTTGAAATTCCTGTATTTGCATATCGCTTGCAACATTACGCCCACTATATTTGATAAGTGAACCGCTCTTTTGCAAGCTCGATATCTTGTTTATGATATCTCCCGCCGATAAGTTACCTACATCGACGATTTTCCCGCTCAGACTTATTTCTATCGGCTTTCGCCTGATTGTACTGACGATTTCAATACCTGATTCGACCGGGTGAGTGGTAGAGTCTATATCACGAGTTAATTCCTCGTCCTCTACAAATATGTACAAATTATTAATGAGTGCCGTATTACCACCTCCCATTAAACAAGGGGGCTATATGCCCCCTTATACTTCTTGCAGTCTCGATGACTTTCTTTCCATGCTGTCAAATGCTTCATTCATCGCATCGTTAATCCATCTCTTGACTTTCCGTGCCATTGCTCTATCGTCGTTTGTTCCGCTGATTGTCAGCTCAAAAGACGGCGAATAACTGTTGTACTCAACACTGCCGCCGCGCACTTTTACATCCGAATCGGGAGTATACGCGCCGATCATGTTGCCTGTCTGCTGCCAAAGGTTCATCGCCCTCTTTCGCTTTCCGGACGATAGCGGAATGACCATTTCATCTTTATTACCCTCGCCTATCCATCCGGCTTTGGTAACAAGACCGCCGTTTGCATATCCGTGTCCCTGATAAGCCTTTGCAAGCGAACCATATCTCGATACTGCGTATCTGATAGACGCGAGAATATTGCTCATCGGGTCGTAGATGTTTTTGTCGTAGCCTTTTCTTGCGTTTGATTTGAAAGTCGGGTCAATGACTTGCATTAAGCCTTTGGACGGTGTGCCTTTTTTAGCGTTGCTGTCCCAACGGTTTATTGCTCTCGGATTGCCGCCGCTCTCGGTTTGCATCTGATATAGTGTCCGCTTTAGGTTTGCAGCACTGTATTGTTTCTCCATCTTTAGAGCGCTTTTTACAGTGGATTTCCACTGATTAACGCCCTCAGACGGTTTATAGGACGCTATATCCTTGCCGCCAAACTTGTTAAAGAGTTTCTTTACCCACGACGGCATTGCGCCCTTTATTTTGGATACTATAGCCTTGCCAGCATTAAGCACATAGCCGCTCATGCCTTTGTAATTAACGAACTTATCAATTACTTTGCTGACAAGTCCTTTTGCATTATCGAAAAAGTCAAATACATCAAAACCGATACCATCTTTGTAATGGAAAGTCGGCGAGTTTTTGCCCATGATCTGAGCGGTTTTCTTTGCGTCAAGGACTTTCATGCCTTTAGGTGCATTCGGAAGATATACATTTCTGCCTTTAGGAATAAAGGTATATCCATTGGGCATTTGCACCATTTCCGCGCCGCTGCCGTCGTTTACAAGTGCATTGCCGCCTTTGTGTCCTTTTGTACCTCTTGCGTATGGTTTCCACTCATCAATTTTTTTGTCCGAGCCGAGCTTATCAAGTATCCAGTTTGCGCCGCCTATTACTTTGTTTACAGGCTTTGCTACTGCTTTTACTGTATCTTTCCAGATACCGGTAATGGAATTTTTGACACTTTTCGCTCCATCGGTGACTTTATCCCACAAATTAGAGAAAAATCCCGCTATGGGCTTTACTACCTTTGAGTTAAACCAATCTCCCGCAGAAGAAAAGGCGCTCTTTATAGCTTTCCAACACTTTGTACCGGCTGCTTTGAGCTTATCCCAGTTAACAACACACGCAACAATAATTCCTATCAGCGCGGCAATAGCAGCTACTATCCATGTGATAGGGCAAGCAAGCATAGCCGCATTTACAATTGCCTGTACTGCTGCATAAGCAAGTTGTACGCCCTTTATCACAAGCATAATTGCCTTGAATGCTCCGAGCGCGGTTACAACGGTCATTACAAGCGGGGCTATTATCGGGAGATTATCTATTAAAAATCCTAAGACTTTTTTGACTGCACCCCATACGCCGTTGACCGCAGTTTTGATCAGTCCCCACGATTCTTTTATCGCGTTAAGCGTTCCCTGCTGACCTAAGAACTCAATAACTTTGCCTATGATATTTCCAATAGTTTTAACGACAGCAGAAGCAGCCGTTTTGATATCGGAGAATATAGTCGAATATACGCTTACGGCTTCTTTGTTTGCCATTAGCTGCTGGATTTTATTTATAATGCCTTGAACAGCCGCACCGACAGAGCCGAACATACTAAGCAGCCCGGACACGCCGCCGCTCTTAAAAGCAGCTGACATTTTTTCTATCGTTTCGCTTATCTTGGGAATTACAGTATCAGCAAGAGTAGCCGTAATGCCGGTTGTCAGTGTGCCTAAGAACTGGCTAAGATTATCCTTTAATGTAGAAAGTCTGCCGCTGAATGTCTGCGACTGTTTCTCCATCGACTGGAAGTACTTGCCGCCCTTTGCGGTTGATCTTTCCATCGAAGCGGTAATCTCATCGACGGATATTTTGCCTTTAGAAATTCGTTCATAAAGGCTTGCCATGCTTTCGCCAGTAGTCTTTGAAATCTCTTGAAGCGGGTTAAATCCAGCTTCTCAAATGTTACCGTAAAGGCTTTTTATCCTTTACTTCTTATCCTTTCGAATAAGGTCAGGGTAGCTTTTCACCATGCAATTTTACTTGTTTAGGTGTCGCAGTCTCGTGGACGGATTATATCTTTTCACCGTCTACCCGTTGCCCCTGACTATATTTTATATAGTCTTCGGTTCGGATTAGCTTATCCTATCGGACTTAGCCTCCCCGCTTAATACTGCGATTTCCAATCCGCATATTTCTATGCGGCGGGACAGAATTCTATCATCTGTTTAACATCTTCAAGAGATACTTTGCCCGCCGAGGACATCTGACCATATGCCATAGCCACACGGTTCAGCTTATCAGCGTCGCCCTGTGATATATCGCCGAGCATGGACATACGCTTTATCGCGTCATCGGCAGTCAGACCGTAGTTCATGAGCAGCTGAGTCGTGTCTGCAAGGTCTGTCATCTCAAACGGAGTAGCCGCGCCCATTTCCTGTAGCTTTTTGGTCACGCTTGCCGCTTTTTCGGCACTGCCTGTCATAACCTCGAATGAGGTCTGATAAGTCTCCATTTGCGCGTTGTAGTTTACGCCTTTAGTAACAGCACCAGTCAATGATATTGCACCGACTGCCGCCATTGCTTTAGATACTGCTCTTGCCGCTGTTTTGGCTGCACTTACAAGCCCTTTACCGAGTTTATTTGTAACCTTGGATATAGATGCGTCTAACTTCTTGAGCTGTGATAGGTCAATTCTTTTCAGAGAAGTTGAAAAGGCTTTAACCTTAGTCGCGGCGTTAGTAAAACCGCTCTTAATCCTTGATATACCGTCAGATACAAAAGTTTTAGCAGAAACTTTTGCATTATTGAGACTTGTTTTTATTTTTGTTATGCCCGAAATCGCCTTGCCGACAGAAGCATTAGCAATATTTTTCAGCGCATTTTTTAAGCCTTTTGCACCATGCTCGCCCTCTGTGAGTACGTTTTTAATATCGCTGAGATTTTGCTTTACTCCCGATATCTTTGTCTGTGCAAGTTGCTTAAATGCGGTTACTGCTTGCTTTGTCGAAGCATATGCAGATTTAACGCCATTGGCAAGCATGATAAATGGTTTAACCGTTATTCGCTTTATCGCGATAGCGAGATTAATAAATCCATTTTTCGTTGCTCTTGCCAAACTTTCGAGCGACTTAATAGGGTGTAATGCAATTTTTGCAATTGCTACTGATGTTTTTGCTATAGCAACGGTAGTTTTTGCAATAGCGACAGTAGTTTTTTTAATTGCATTAGTTAGGGTATCGACCTTGCTTTTGGCTGCTGCGATTGCCGCACTTCCTCTTGCAATATCCGATTGTAGCTTGCTTATTCCGGTAGTCGATTTGCCGATAGCAGAAATAGATTTAGTTAATCCCTGAGTGCTTTTGGTAGTTTTATCAATAGCATCAGAAAATTCTTTGCCGACCTTTTTCTTCGCCTTATCGGTTTCTTCACTTGCCTTTTTCAAGCCGCTCGTATCGGTTTCAAAAGATAGCTCGATTACATCAGTGCGAATTACATTATCAGCCATAGTTTATCCTCCTTTCCGGAGAAATAAGAAAGCACACCGATACCAGTGTGCTTTTAGTGTTTATTCATAGCCCTATTTTCTGCTTCTATTTGCAGATCGAGGGCAGCATTTGCTTCGTTGATTTCTTGCAGCGTCATTTGATTAAACACAGTATTGTAATCAAAATATCCGCTCATCACAAGCCGCCAACAACTCCATCGTTCATTAGCCTTTGCTTGCGTTTCCGCTCTTGTTAGTGTCGGGAAAGTACTCTGAATCGCACCTTACTACCGCGCCGAGGAAATCAATCAGCTCGTTCATGAGGTCGATATCGGTGCCAATGTACTCGTCAAAATCCTCGGGCGAAATTTGCGGGTCTACAAGTACATACTTGAGCAGGAAGTCACGCGCCGCGAGAGATTTTCCTTCTGTTTCGTCCTGAAAGCGGAACAGCATAGACGCGCCGTTGAACTGCGCCTTATATACCTTGCCCTTGATTTCTTTCTCAACAATAATAGGTTTGAATGCCATATCGTATATCCTCCACTTAGTTTTATTTAGTTTGAATTTAGTTTGAATTTAGTTTGAATTTAGTTTTAAGCAACGGAAATAGGGCGGTGTATAACCGCCCTATTATTGTTGAACTCAGGTAGTGATAATGTCACCGTCGTAAGCCGTAATTGCAATCTCCAAGTCCTCTGCGGTCGAGCCGAGAGTAAATTCCGGCATCTCGGTAATGTTGCAAAGCTCACCGCCCGCACGAATACCGAGCTTTTTGTTGATAATCCACACAGGGAAAGGCTCAGTCCTATTTTTGAGCGAAAGCAGATACGAAAGCTGCGGGCTTGTGATCTGTACGCCGATGGTGATGGTGTAGATTGAGTTGTTGATTTCCGAGCGGACGATATCGCCTTGAGCGCCGACAACATTCTCGGCAAGCGCTTCATCTTTTGCGACGGAAATCATGTTCTCGCCGAGACCACTCAAGTAAATTCCGTCAACAACTACTGCGCAATCGCGGGCATTATACCTTGTTACGTTTGGCATATTTTATCCTCCTTGGTAAATAAAAAAGGAATGCTCTGCATTCCTTTTGTGATTTTATGGCGTTGTAAAAGCCTTCTCAACAGACCAATTACGGTCTCTTATTCTTTTTCGGGTCTTCTCATAATTGAGTCCCAGTTCGTCAGCCCATTGTTTTAATGTTTGCTCTTTTCCGCAATATTTTATGACAATGTTACTGCGTCTATTATTGCTTTGTTCTTTATTGGTCGCCCACCTGCAATTCGATGGTTCATAATCCCCATCGTTATCAACTCGATCAAGCGAATATCCGGGTTCGCCAAAGTGGGGCATTTTGGAAACATCGTTATAGAATAAAGAGAAATCATGCCACCGTTCGCACACCTTAATTCCTCTTGCTCCATAATCGTGATAAGTGGGACAATTTGCGACATAACATCTTCTGAGCCTTGATAACCACGTTTCATAAAGTGGAGTATCGCTCATGCCATGCTGTAGCTTTCTTTCAGAACGCTTTTCATCGTTAAGACACCCACAGCTTCTTGTATGACCGTTCTTTAGATTTCCTCCAGCTACAGTTACGATTTTTCCGTCGCAATCACACCTACACAGCCACATGGTTCGGTTGCCTTTGCTCGGTGCTCTCTCAATAACAGTAAGCCGACCGAATTTCTGACCTGTTAAGTCTATGAATCTCATATACTTCCCTCTGTATATCCCTATAATATAATATTCAGTGGAAGGGCGGTAGGGAGTCCGCCCTTTCGGTTCGCGTTACCTATCCACTATATAATATTATATCACAATAGCTTCGAAATGTCAAGAAAATTCTGTCAATTGTGTTGTAAATTTAGATGTTTGCTTGACAGTAAATCTCTACAGTATGAACTGCACCTTGCATCGTGTAGACGCAGTTTCCGCCGAAATATCTTCGCGCTGCTCTGTCTTCGGCAGTTGTGTTTTCTCGAAGCGCATAAGTCACCTCGAAACTATCCACAATGCCTTTGTTCTGTGCGTCCTGCATGACGCCGATTGCCGCACTTTCAAGCAGTGCGATACCGTTGTTGGTGTACGGTACTTTCAGATTGGTATTGAACACTTTCTGCGTTCTGTACTCGAGCTGTTGCTTTACATAGTCATTGCCATCCACAATGTCTATGTATTCGCCGCTTGAAGTCTTGCCCTCAGAGCAAACACCATCGCCCGCCGACAGTACAAAAGTGATACCGTTAATACCGTGGATATTGCTGATATCATCTTCGGACAGCTCGAGCGGAGTGAGTCCTTTAAGCGTCATATTGTTTACGGTGTATGCACCGGGAGTAAGACCGCCGATTTCGCCCGCAAGAGCAGCGACCGGAACAGGCACATCCTCTGTTGCTGTATAGTAGAACTGAATCGTTCTATCTTTGTCTGTTACAGCCGCCTGTGCAGAAGAAAGATTCTCGGGCATATCAATATTGGCAAAGTACATTTTTTCAGTCTTTGCCGCTTCAATGATTGTCGAGATAGCCGCGGGGGTAGTTGCGGTAGTAGAAGATGCGCCGCCGTTGACAACGACGAGTTGTCTCCATCCCTTAGTAATATTTGCTTCAACGCCGAGCCAATCATCCGCTCCGTCAGAGCAAGAGCAAACCGCAATCTTCGACGGCTTATGGTCTTGCATAAACATAAGCTGCGCTGCCTTGTATACCTTTGTGGTAGTTGCATATCCTGCCTTTACTACCGCATTGATATCAGAGCATTCTGCGTAGGCAATTGCGCTTGTTGCGTTTTCCTCAAGGATAAGCGGATAGCCAAATCCGAGAGTACCGGCTGTTTTCGCTAAGTCAATTACGACTTTAACATCAAGTGCCATATTGTAATCCTCCTATAATTCCTGTTTAACAGGTTATTTTTGTTCGAGATCGTGGATTCTCATTTCGTGGTCATCGAGCTTTTTGTCGTGAACATCGAGCCTATCATAGATACGCCCATGAGATTCTTTGTTTGATTCCTTAAAATCTTTCAGCTCGCTTTTCAATCCTTTGAGTGTATCGTCAAGTACTGTGAGGGTTCTCACAAGCTTGGCTAATACAGTGCCAACAGTGATAAGCGAGCCGACGATGGTAATTAACGCCGCGAGTATTTCCCACGTCATGGAAATTCCTCCTGTTTATTTTGCAAGTTGGTTTTGCCGCATTACCGTCACCCATTCGCGCGTCGCTGTGTACGTTGATTCTACTTGAGCACCGAATATTCTGATATTTTTTTCCTCGGTTGTTTGCGCTGTAATGTCTATTTCGATAATAGGCGATATGATTTTACTTGTATCAGTTACCGATATTGTAGCGACATATCCCGCTGTTCTCAGCGTCAGCGTTCCATTGCCGAGTACATTACTGCCGCATTTAACGGAGTACGTGCGCTTTGTCCATATCGACGGCGAAATGTTATCCGAACCGACTTTGAACGATATAGTCATTGACGATATCGTTGAGCCTTGCGGTATTTGCGTGTCGATTAAGATTTTCGCAGTTCGTTCGTCCGTTCCGGTAGGCATTACTGCATACTCGGTATTGTCTGTATCGTTGTACGCTTTTGATTCATCGGTAAGTGCTACACTTGCGGTAACTTTGTAGGGCAAGTCTTTTCTTGTAGCCGTATAAGCCGTAAGATCGCGCTCCATGCCAAGTATATCTCCCGCTTCATTGTAGGTGAATTTCCACGGAGCAGGGGATATCTCTGCCGCTTTAGCGTTTATCAAGGCTCTTACATTGGTCAAGAATCGACCAAGCCCACTCAAGGTAATGAAGGGCATTTTTGCACCCTCCTTTCACTCATTCAAAAAGCGCGTCAATGTCTGCATCGGTCGCTGCTTCTACCGAGAGAGTACCGCCGAGATCGTCCCACGATGTGCCGTTCCATGCGTAGTTCTTGCCAGTGTCCTGACAGTCATACACCGGAGCGGGGTCGTTCGTTCCCAGTGCGCTGAGAGTAGGCAGAGCAGCATAATTTGCGACAGAACCCATATACTTGTACACGTTTCCGAGTTCGGATTTTCTTGCATAGTCTCCTGCGTCGGTGAGCTGCGCAACGGTAGTCGGGACAGTGATATTTACCGCCTTGCTTGTCGGCGTGAGCGCTGTTCCGTTGACCTTTACAGTCTCTATGACATTTGCTTGCGCTGTTGCGGGAGCGTGGCTTGCCTGAGAATGAGTATAAGCCGCGTCATAGTTTGTTTTCAGCGCGTCGGTGAGGTCGTTCGCAGAAAGTCCCTTGCCTGTTTCTTGGGCTACATAGCCACTTGCAATAAAAGCCTTGGCATTTGTCCAAAACCGGCTGAGTTGTGCGAGTTTGATAAACATAATAGTTACCTCCAAAAATTTATTTACGCCGCGAAAATCGCGTCGATATCTGCGTTAGTGGCTACATTTTCAAGTGCAGCTTCGAGTGCTGCTACTCTTTCGCCCAAAAGTCTGCCTTGATTAGCCGACAATGCGTCACTTGTGCTTTCGGATAAAAGGTTATCTATAACCTCAAACGATTCTTCACCCATTTTATTCTACCTCCGTCCAGTTAGGTGCGTACTGCTCCGGCGTGTACACATTGCTGTCCACAGCCGATTCATACAGCTTGCCGTTCCACCAGCCGCGCTCGCCTTTGGCAAATGCCGTTGTCACGGTGATCACGCTCGGAATAATCCGATATCCGTCCTTGTAGTCAAGCGTCTCCCACAGTGTCGTGGCGTTGTCGGGGCTGTTGTCTGCGGTGTCCCATAGGTCAACAGCCGCCTTTTTGATTTCGCCGTTGTGGCAGATTCGCGTTCCCGCCCTGACGAGACTGCCGTCTTGCTTAAGGCGTGGGAACAGCGTCGGGGCTTCGGAGGCGGTCTTATCGTCAAGCGATGCCGCTGCCTGTTCGACTATAGCGCGGAGTTTCAGCGCTTCGGCTCTGGTCATGCGTCCTCACCCCCGAGAATGATGTTCAGTGCTTCCTCTGCGGATATGTCCTGCTCTGCCGCTGCACCCTCGGCGGCTATGCGTTCGTCCACACGGCGCTGGATTTCTTCCTGCCATTCGGTTGGCACATCGTCGAGCGTGATTTCGCCGCTGTAGAGCTTATCGACAAGCGCGGCTTTTTCGCGGATTTCAGCAAGCAGGGTGTTGTACTCGGCTTCGGTGATTTCCGTGCCGCCAGCGCCTGTGCCGATGGCGATGAGCTTGCCGGCGTCGTTGTATTGTGCGTAGTATCTCATGTTGCTGTTACCCCATAAATTGCATAATATTTGTATGTTTTTGCGCCTAATATGGAATTATAAATAGCATCCGTAAAACTACCTATAAAATTATATGAACACTTTGATGGAGTATAATATTTTCTTGTCCCTATATTATAGCCAAATACAAACATGGTTGGGTGCTGTTTGTTGTAATAATTAAATAATCGTGTATCTTGAATAAACGCCCATACGTAGTTGGAACTGTTATACACTGGATCTGTATCATCCTCAATATATGCAATAAAAATATCTGGGCGATCACTGACAAAAGTATACGCTGTGGTATTTTCTGCGAAAGTGACAGAACCTTGTTCTATTCTGATATTCCCCCCCGCTTTAATCTCCTCAATCAGACTTGCCATACCGTCCAGCAGCGTCCCATCCGGCACGGTCACACCCTTGCCCTCAATCGCCGCCTTTATAGCGGCTTTGGCGTTGGTCAGCCGCGTAAGCTCGGTTTGTATGCTCATGTTGTCCCCTCCTTATATCGCCGCGAGGGCATCTGCAAGCCCCTGTATTGCGGCTAAATCGGCGTAGAAATTCGCTTCGGTATCGGTGTAGCCGCCCGACTGTGCCGCCGCGTATGCGCTCTGACCAGCCGCTCCGGTATTTCCGGTCGCTCCGGTGTCTCCCTTTGCGCCTTTCAGATTCTTAAACGCAAACGCGAAAGTCCGCGCGGATTCCGTTCCACCGAGTGTCACTGTCACCGACGGAGTTCCGATATTAGCGTCTACTGTCGCTGTAGCTCCGGTTATTGTGGCGTTCGTTCCTGCCGCTCCGGTCGCTCCTGTAGCACCAGTTGCGCCCTTTATGTTTACCGAACTCGGGTTTGCAAGTCCTTTATCGTTTGTCCAACTTAATAAACCAGCTTCGGAAACCGACGGAGTGAATGTTGCCCCGCTTTCTCCTGTCGCTCCGGTCGCACCGGTCGCCCCTCTTTCGCCTTTAAGGTTTTTGAAAGCGAAATCGAAAGTCCTTGCTGACGCAGTGCCGCCGGAGGTGACAGTAACAGAGGGTGTACCGACATTAGAATCAACGCTTGCGGTTGCTCCGGTAATCGTCGCATTAGTCCCCGCCGCACCTGTAGCTCCTGTTGCTCCGGTCGCACCTGTTTCGCCTTTGAGATTCTTGAATGCAAAACTAAATGTTCTTGCGGATTCAGTGCCGCCGAGCGTAGCAGTTACGGACGGTGTTCCGGTGTTTGCGTCTACGGTAGCAGTAACGCCTGTAATCGTAGCATTTGTTCCCGCATCGCCCTTGAGTAAACCCGCGTCGGCATCGTCCCGAACCGACTGCGCCGTCTCCTTCGCTTCACTCGCCACAGCAAGCAGATTGACAATATCGGTTTTAATACGCTGTAACATATCTGCAGACGGCTCGACGGCTATTAAGATGTGGTTACTATCTATTCGATCAATAACCTGATAGCCCATATTATTGCTGCTCGGCACGGCTGTTCCGTTATCATTCGGCATACATCTACCGTTAATGGTACAAGTGCCATTATCAATAACGGATGCAAAACCCATTACGGCTACAAAATCGTATTGCTTTAACAGCTTTCCGTCGGCATCAAATTTTTCGTCGGAGCAATTACCACAAAAAGCCGGTGCTGAGACCGTTACTCCGCGAACATCCATTGTCGATGTAGCTTTTACCATTGTTGTTCCGGCATACTCATCATCTACAGCCACAAAATAACCGATACGATTCTCATCGTCTGCGTTACCGTCTGCCCACTCGCCTACTTCGGCATAGTCTGCGTTTGAGCTTATGATAGTGTTATCGGCAGTTTTGTCAGCTTTTTTGTCATCTAAGTAGCTCTTTGCACTCTCTATTGCGGTATACACAGATTTCGCCGAAGGATAATGCGAATCATCAGATGAACTGCTGATAGCTGTTACCTTGTTCGCGATACTTTCCATGTTGACGAGTTTTGCGTCTTTTCTCGTTACCGCAGAATCTGTAATCGAAAGATATTGAATACAGTTGTCTTTCGGATAGAATATCTGCACATAAGATGTACTTGTAGTCTTAACGACCGCTACAAGCATTCCCGAAGTGAACGAATAAGAAGCCGTCGAACCCGAATATGCTGTGAAATAGCCTTTGAGAATATAAGTACCGCTGTCGAGTGAGCGCAGCGGCATTTTGTTTGTATTATCAGTATTTTCTATTAGAGAGATTGACGAAGTATCGAGCTTTTCCCATATAAATATTCCGTTAAGAGCGGCTGTACAGATATAAATATCGCCATTGGCAGTATTCATATAAAATTGTCCTACTGTCCCATCGGTAGAACCAGTAGGCGCTCCCGCCATTACTTTTGTTACCGGGATATCTCCCCGAACATTGTTAATACTAATGTGATCTATATACGAAGCCATTGCATCACCCTTTTACTATAAGCCCTTGATTTTGTATATACGCTTCTATACTATTGCCCTCGATATTCATGCCGCTGTTAGTGATTTCTGCGATAATACCATCATAGCCCTCTTGCTGAACATTGATATCGGCAGATTCAATTTGCCCCTGATCTTCGGGCATATTTACTGTTTCATTGCACCAGAAATCGCACTCAAAGCCGTTTCTGTATTCATATTCTGCCGAGATAACATTGTCCCTGTTGGTAATGTTCGTTACCGACTGTACAATGACATCATTATCGTTCAGATATGCGCTTCCCGCATAGTCAAGCCATTCACGTGCTTTTTGCGCGAGTGTCATGCTTTCCACTGCATCATCTGACAGCGCGGTTATGCTCCATGTGGATATAACGCCTTTACGCGCTATTCCATCTTCCCACTCTCCGTATGTGCCATTATTGGCGCTTGCAAGCGTTGTAATGGTATACGATACATACGGATAATCCGGCATATCTTCGTTTTGGTTTGAACGTACCACATCACAGCCGAGATATTCTTTAAGCCCCGTGGCAACTATGGAGCGCATGGATTCAATATCAACCACCGTCAGCACCGCCCTTCGAGTTAAACGCGCTGACAAATTTCAGCACATACGAAAACACGCCAGTGAATTTGCTGTTTTCAAGCTCGCTCTCAACGCGATATTCATTGCCGTCGTATATGATCTTTGCTTTTTTAAGCGCGTCCGGCAGCGGTTCGAGCATATACAAAGCCCTATCTTGTGAGGTATAAGCACCCTCAGAGCGGATAATCCTGCGCTCACGCATGGATATTATCGCGCCTGTCATAGTCTTTTCTATAGGCTCTCCGCGCACATAGTCCCCTGATTCATTGAGCGTTCTTTCTCCGGGTATAATCGCAGTAAATTCGGACGCATATTTATTTATGAGTTGTGAGAAATCAAAATAAGCCATCTTATTACTCCTTTTTCCAAGTTACGCCCTCAATCATCGAAGAACTATCAATAAGCGGATTGCTGCTGCCTTTTGCCAATATTGTTGCACTGCTATTCGGCGGACTATTGATATCGCGTATCTTTTTCTTTATCGCGCCGGACATTTGTTGCCCATACAAATCTAACAGGTTATCAACGGTCATTTTGCCTGATAGCACCGCACCGACTGCGCGTTCAGTTTGCGTCACTATTCTTTTAGAATTTTCTTCGTATGCCGTGCGCAAAAATGCCCGCTCCGGTATTACGACTTTTTTTGTTAGCCAGAAATAAAATACAAGATTATCTCCCTCGCCTTTTGCAAGGAATTTTTCGCCGCTTTTTGCTGTGAACACGAAAAGATCAGGAAAGTCACGCGCTTTTTTGCCTACGGAATCCGGGTGTATCGGGACAGTAAGGTATTGTGCATTTTTTGGAGTTATTGTGCAGCCGTGCTAATACTCATGGATAGCTGCCAAATAACGGTGCTCACCTGTTAGCACGCCTACTTTAACTTTTCTACCGTTTAGCGATTCAACTTTCGCTTTCATATCGGGGAAATTGTTTAATGTAGTTTTGATTTTCACTCCCATGAGATCAACCACCTCCCTTGCAACGCCATTAAAAAAGCACACCATATAGGCGTGCTGTGCTATTTAGCATTGTTTGTTTTTGACTATTCCGCTTATGCTCATTCCCGCGTTTATCTTGTTATTTAATGTGGTTCGCGGAATATTTAGCAGTTTGGAAAGCTCAGTAATGCTATATTCTTTGCCATCATAAACAACAATATGTTTTTTGGGCTTCGTGCATATAGGAGTTTCTAACGCTCTTTCAGTACTCCACTTTCGCCGTATTCTGCTTCTGACGGTATCTATAGGCAAGTTCTTTATCCTTGCCCACTGTGTGATTGATTTTATCTCACCATTATACTCAATCAAGTGATTTTTACTTGTATTGTTCATCTGAGTAAAGCTATCAGCCCATTCTACATTTCCCGGCTCATAATCACCATCGTTGTTTATACGATTGAGCGTGTACCCATTTTCTCTGAAATGTGGAAGTTTCGATACATATTCGTAGAACGCTTTGGGGTCTGATCTCCATTCATCACAAACCTTTATTCCTCTACCGCCGTATCGGTGAGCGTGCGTAGCGTTTGGGTTGGAGCACCTATCTTTCATGCTCGCTAATCTTCTGTATTCTTTTGTTTTATACAGACCATGCTTGGTTACTTTTTCAAGCAAATAGCAGCCACATGAAACGGTTTTGCCACTGTGCAAGTCCTCTTGGCATATCACCTTTTCCGTGCCGCAATCGCATTTACATAACCACATGGTGCGTCTGCCTTTGTTAGGCGCGCGCTCGATAACCGTCAATCTTCCAAATCTCTGCCCTGTTAAGTCAACGAATTTACCCATATACTTCCCTTTGTATATCCCTATAATATAATAATTTTGGGGAAGGCGATTAGGGATTATCGCTTTTCGCCCCGTCGGGCTATCCCTATTATATTATATCACAATAGTATTGACTTTTCAAGGCTTTTTTCAGAAAATTCAAAATTTATTTGTACTTCCTTTGAGCGGGTACAAATCTAATAGTGCTTTTCAGATAAGCCCCGAGCAGTTCGTTTGCAGCGTCCCATATCATACCTGATCTGTTGCTTTCCCCATAGCTCAAAGACAGCCCCTCAATGCTCTCCGAAACAACGCCGCTCTGAATGTTGCTTATCTCTGCAAACTTGATTAAAAACAGTTTCGCGCAGGCGGGGAGATTATCAATATCGGTTGTGTCTATGGTTGTATTGTCTTTCAGCCAGTCCAGAGCTGCATTGACAATGATAACGTTCTTCGCGTCGGTACTTATGCCGAGATTAAGACTTGCTATCTGCTCCGCTGTCATTCTTAGTCACCCGCTTTTTGGTAGGCTTTTTTTCTTCGGTTTTAGCAGCGGTTTCCGTACTCTCAGCAGCGACCTCTTGATTTTCTTGCTGACGATATAATGCAGCTCGCTTTTTTCTGAGCATCCAAAAAGTACAACTCATTGTTATCATCTCCATATAAAAAGCACCCTGTCAGGGTGCTTTGTTTATCTGATTTTTTGTTTTCTTTACCGGGGTGGTCAGTGCTTTCTCTGCGTCCCAGTGATATGTGAGAATCCTGTTGTACAAAGTGTATGGATTCATGCCTTTGATTTCTGCCCATTGTGCTATCGAATGAGTTTCGCCATTATAAGTCAAAAGATGGTTATTACTCTTATTGTTAGATTGCGTTTTATCATTAGCCCACTCGATATTGCCCGGCTCATAATTGCCGTTGTTATCTATGCGGTTAATGCTGTACCCTTCCTTTTTGTAATTAGGAAGTTGAGAAACATAATCGTAGAATGCTTTGAAGTCGTTTTCCCACTCTTTGTATATGCTAATTCCGCGTCCACCGTACCGTGGATATTTCGCATTGTTAGGGTTGCCGCAACGTTGTTTTATTGTGCACCAATTAGCATATATGGAATCATTTCTCATTCCGTGTTTTGTGGATTTTTCTATGCTCATACAGCCACAACTTTTCACGTTCCCGCTTTTCAAATTGCTGCTTCTAACAATGCATTCTTCCCCACAATCGCACTTGCACAGCCAATAGGCATGATGATCGGTCTTTCGCTCGGCTGGCTTTTCCACCCTTTTGATAACAGTCAATCGCGAAAATTTCTGTCCCACCAGATTTTCTGTTTGCAGTTCTGACTGCAAGCATCCGCAACTGCGAGTTATACCTTTTACCAATGCGTCTGATCTTATAACTTTTTCGTTGCCGCAATCGCATTTGCAAATCCAATAACCGCCCATTCGCGTGTTATCTTTTCCGATAACAAGAAGCCTACCAAACTTTTGACCTGTCAAATCGTTACACTTTGCCATAGTAATTTCCTTTTCAATATTATTGTGATAAGGGGGTATTCCAACCCCCTTATATATTATACCACAATAATATTATTTTGTCAACTACTTTGTGCCTATTCGGCGTTAGTTTAATTTATGCCGCAGAGCTGCGATGCCAACCTTTTTGTGATCTACAACGAGCTTCCAGTTTGCAGGAGCCGAAAGATCGACGTTTGCGGGATACGGACTATCGGGGTCAGTGTATGTACCCTCAGATATCCAAGACAGTCCGCGCGGATGAATAACCTGACACCATCTGTTGATGATGTAGTTCTTAGAGCCGAGCTTATCACGGTCAGTCTCAGTGTTTACAAGTCCGGCGGGTGTACCCTCCTGACGGATAAAGCAGTTTCTGCCGAGGATATAAGTGTCATAAACACCTTCCGGGGTAACAGGCATACCATCGTCATATACAACGCGATAGCCCATGAATGTCTCGATTTCCACGGTCTCTCCTGCGGGATTTACCCAAGGCTGACGCAGAATGAGTTCCTTCTTTTGGAGATAGGTGTAAGTTGCAGAGTGCATGAACACCATTGCAAGGTTCTTGTGATGGTCTCCGAGAAGCTGCTTGGTATCAAGGATAGTATCACGCGAAATGCAAGCCGCTTCGCCGGAACCGCCGGAGATGTCATTAACGTGATCTTTGAGTGCGCCAGAGGACGGGTCGAGAATACCCTTAAGCTCGGCAAGGAATATTGCCTGTTCTCTGCCGTTTCTCCAATCGCCGAGAAGCGAGATAATTGCGCCCATAGGGTCAGCGCCGCCCATGACACGCGAAAGGTCAGACGCGCCCCATGCCTTGCCACGAACAAGCAGAGTTGCGCGAGCTTCCTTTGTAGTTACCTTGCCAATGGTCAGGTCTTTCTCGCTGAATGTGTCCTCCTCGCCGTCAAGCGGATTCCACATAGGGAGCTGAATGAATCTGCCGCCCTCGGGAGTGCCATTGATAAGCTGACCGACAGTTGCATCGGGAGAAGCAATGCCACTATTAACGAAAGTATTGAGTGCAGTTGCTCTATCTGCTACATATGCAGAAAATTTCTCCGGTACGATTTGCATATCGGCAATAGATGTGTAGTTAGCCATGTGTTTTCCTCCTAAAAGAAATTATTAAAAGCCCCTGATAGGAGCTTTTTGTTATGTGATGTTGAGGTCTTCAAAGACCTTTTTTATTTTGGGGAACTGAATAGCGAAGAAATCTATCATTTCCTCGTTTCTCGCCCACGCGACATTATTGAGCGCAATGCTGTTATCTTGCAAGCCGCTTTCGCAGAGAAAGGCGTGGATTATTTCATGACGCAGAGTAGCTTTTTGCGCTTTTTTGCAATATTTCTCTGTTTCATCTTCCCAATCAGGGAATGTGTTCTTATTGCCTACGCAAATTACCTTTTCTATGCTGTCACAATATCCATCTATTCCGTTCTTACTGAATGCGGGTTCATCGTCATAGTCTTTGAATACTATTTCGTATTCAGTTCCGAGAATGTTTGCTTTCACTGCTTATTACCTGCCGCCTTTTCTAACTGCGCTGCAAGGGCAGGGTCTTCTACGGCAATACGCATTTGTTCAGTTACATTCCACTGCTCTTTAGCGAAAGGATTCTTGCCGCCGTTGAGGTTATCGCTCTTTTTCGGCGTGTAGGCGTTATCCTTAAAGCGCTTGTTTACTGCCGCTGTTACAGCCTTGTTAAACAGCTCCTTGAAGCTCTTGACCTTGCTGTCGATTTCAGTTTCATCTGCGCCCATGACGAAATCGACGAGAGCAAATGCGGTTTCGCTGCCGTCATCAAGTCCGGCTTCACGAAGGGATTTCTGCGCATACTCTCTGTTCTGCCGCTCGGTCAGTGCCTTTTCGCGTTCCTCGAGCGCCTTTTCCTTTTCAGCCATTTCGAGCTGTTTCAGCTCATCGTCGGAAAGCCTTGCTTCACGCTCACGCTTGAGCTGTCTTTGCAGGTCGGCTTTTTCCTTGCCGAGCTTTGCCGTTACCTTATCAACCCTCGCCTGTATGATTTTATCGAGCTTTTCATAATCAATTGTAGGCTCGGTCTGATCTGTAGTGTCGGTAGTTTCCGGCTCGGTAGTTTCCGGCTGCTCAGTAGTCTCGGGCGTATCGTCCGGCTCTGCGTTCGGGGAGAGTGTGTCGAACTCCTCCTGAGTGATTGTTCCTGCTGCGAGCAGTTCCTTAAGGCGTGCAAGTTTCATAATGATTTCCTCCTAAATCCATATCAGAATTTATTTTTCGCTCCATATAGAAGCATTTATATATAAAAAAGAGCACCGTATAGATGCCCTTGTTTTATCGTGTGAATGCGGTTTTATGTACGCCTGCCGCATGATCAGGCTCAATACTACTCACACTCGGATGGTAGTACATGGAGCTGGGCGGGGGATTTGAACCCCCAACCCGCTGATTACAAGTCAGCTGCTCTACCATTGAGCCAGCCCAGCAAATTATGAACGACTATTTACAATTAATTCAAAACATAATACAGAATTTATATCCCAAAAGTGCTATAATATATATGTAATCAAGAGAGATTACAGAAAGAGAGAAAGCATCATGAAGCGTAACGAAATCACCGTCGAAGCATTAAAGGCAAACGGTTATAAAGACTATGAGTTCACCGAATTTGATATGAAAAAAGCCGTTGAATGCATCAAGAACGGCGCTGAATGCAAACTTGTTCCGAGCTTTACCGGTCACATGGTTGCCATAATTCGCTATAGAATCGGCGTTAATGTATACGAAAAAGAAGCGTTTTTCAGAGATATGACCGACGAGGAAAAGATTCAATACGCTGACGAAATGAACAAGCAGCGCAAGCACGACGAAGAAGTAAGTGCAAAGATTCACGCAAGAAACCGTGCAAAAATGAAAATGAGATAAGTCATGAACGTAAAAGAATTTGAAATCAGTCTTTTCGCAAACGGTCTATACATCGAATATGAGTTAAACATTGAAGATTCTCTCATTCGATGCGTTGTGACAAAAGAAAATCAGCGTTATAAACTCACATATAAGCGCAACGCGCACGGAATATTCGTAATCTCCAAAATTGAAACCCGCTGAATAAGTCAAACATCAAAGCTGTGATACCGGCTAAACGGTCAGAAAGGTTAAAATCATGACTATCGCAACTATTATAGTAAACGCTCCGAAAACCATTAGACGCATGAATGCCGGTGTTGCCGCTGCCTTCGATAGGTATTATCAAGGTGAAGAAAGCAAGCAGATCGATGAAGTGGTTAAAGAACTACTTTCCGAAACATCAAGCATGAATTACGTTGACGGCGTTGTTCATGTTAACCCGATTATAAATAATTCGCCAAACACCGAAAGCATAAAGGAACGCATATTCAGACGCTATTGTCAAGCAAAAATACAAACCAACAAAACCCGCTGAATTAGCGGGCTTTTTATTTGTATATCTTTCCTGTCCGTTTGTCTCTCAGCTCTATTCGATTGATCAGCTCAAAGTCGTTCATTGCTATGACTTTCTTTACAGCCTTGATGGTTTGCTTCAAGCGTTCCTCACTGATGTTTTTGAGCGCCTGTTCTGCTGTGCTGTCGTGGTAGTGTTCTACATTGTACATTTTCGTTTCCTTTCTGGCACTGGCACTCCATCGTGGTGCTGCCCCACGGTAAATCGGTTCAAAGCCGATTGCCCTGCTGTTGGGCTAATGGAGTATAAAAGGGCGTCTTGATTTCACCGCCCATCATGAAAGGAGAAAAATGCGTCTATTGACGCGGGTTATTTTAGCTTGTTCAATTACAGCAATATATTTTTGCTATATCCTTTGAAGTCCAATAGCTGTTGCCATGTCACGCCACGTTTCAAGCATTCTTTATATACTTGCTCCGTAGACTTGTATGGATGCTTTAAGTCCCATTTAGACATCGCTCCGCTATATCCATGCTTTTGTAAGTACTTTACTGTGTATGGGTATTTTTTAGCGTCAATCCCGAACGTGTAGCCTTTATCCGCCAACTTTCCACGCCTCCGTTATTACCTTGTATATTTCAGGGCAAATTACTTTCATAGCCTTAATTGTGTCTTTGTCACCTGTTGCATTTGCCATGAATACATTTGCAACACCTTCTTCTATTCCTCTTGAACCTATTTGATAATAACTTGCTGAGTGACCGCCTAACGCTATTGAACACATAAATGCTCCAAAACTTGCTCCGTCAATTGTATCACTGACTGTTCCTAATTTTCGTTCGATTCTTTCGGCTTCTTTTCTTAAGCGTTCTTGTTCTTCGGCGAGAGCATATAAATCATGCGTAGACGCAAATTTTTCTCTTGCTTCTGAAGCTACCTGCATAGCCTTTATATAATCTTCTCCTGCGCCTTTGTATTTTTCGCGCGTCTTAGCTATACCGCGCTTAGGAGTGATATATACCTCATAATAGTCATCCCATACAGGTTCATCCGGATAACCCATATCTTTCAAGTAGTTTCTTGCTTTTGTTAAGCCTGAGCAATCGTCGAACTTTCTTTGCATTGCTTTTTGCAATACATCCATGTCTTCAAAGTCGTTTAGAGTATCTATAACAGTATCGTCATTCTTTCTATAAATCGAACACCCTTGCTTGCTTACTGCTTTTGCGTAATACTTATCGCTCAATCCTGAGTCATTAAGCAACTTTTCTACATCTTTTACAGCAGCATCCGCATATCCGGTTTCCCTTGCCTTAGAAGTAGTTCCCTTGAATACTATCGTATCAACCTTATCTGCATGAGTATAAGTTCTTTCATATCTAATATCTATGCCGCTTGTATCCACATCGTCAAGGAAATGTCCGTACTCATGCCAGAACGAACGCGGCACATTATCATTATCTTTTACACGGATTGTAATTTTACCAGTGTCAGTACTATAATTAGATGTGCCGCTCTCATTAAGTTTCCAATCAACAGAAACTTTATCAATTGTATCGTTAATGAGCATGAGTGTATTTTCATCACCATCGCGGAGATAATTGACAATGGCATCGCGGTCGCTTTCGCTGATACCGTCCCATATTTGCTTGCCCCTTATATCCTCTATGGTCTTTTGCCTGTTGTTTTCTGCACTAACTTTATTGATCTTCTTTTGAACTTCCTCGACCGTTTTGCCAGTAGCCGCCGCAAATTCCTCAACAGTCATAAGGTTATATTCAAGGTAGCATCTGCACCGGCAGTCATGCCGCGCTACTCCGCTCTGTCCGGGGCATTCAGTTTCAACGCCCGGTTCGAGCTGGAATTTCTCGCCGACCTTGATTGTGACGCCCTCCATCTTCTGATGGTTTGCGCCTGTACCTTTTTCTATCTTCCATCCGTGCTTGGTTTTTACTCGCCTATTAGGGCGAACGCGCTCATCTTTCATGGTGCGCCATGTAGCAGCATAGATCAGGTCGCTATCGTCAAGCCCTTGTTCAAGCTCTTTCGCTCCGTCAATCATGCCGCTCTCTATGTTTCTATGGCTTTCCGTCTTTACGATATTTGACGCTTTGCTATAGCTTACGCCTAATCGCTCAGATATGCGTTTTGCCATTGTATCATAGCGGTCTCCATTCATCAGCCCAATATTTAATTCCTGCTGTAGCTGATAAACGAGTTCCTGACGGTGCTTTTCCATAACCGGGTCTAATGTCAGCTTGCTTATGTTGTTCTTCATAGCTTGCCGCAGTACATTCGGGTTTACATCAATGTCCTTTACAAGTTCGGCAATTTCCTTTGATGTTTTCGCCGTCTTGACAGCGTTGATCATGCCCTTGTACGACTCACTATAGGTTTTGTCTATGAGCGTTGTTATTTCCTTTTTTACATCGGGAGATATGTTGTCTACATTCTTTACAATCTCTTGTAAAAATTTCGCCCTTTTGTTTTGAGCGTCGAGGTAAGCTAAATATAAGCGACCGTCCGTATCGGCGTAATTCGCGTAATTTTTCCCTAAAAAGCCGTATAAATCATCCATGAGAGAGCGATATATTGACTGTATTTTCTTTTCAGTTAATACTTCTCTGCTTTTCTCTATGCGGCGTACCTCATATAGCAATTGCGAAAGACTTGCCATTATTCGCCCTCCTTTCTATGGATTCAGTTGGGTTTAATTACCCTTTTTCTTGCCTTTCTTTTTGCAAGCCATTGTTTTTACCTCCATTATCTTGTTCGGTATTATCTTCATCGGCGGTTTCCCGCTCGATTAGTTCTGGGTACATCTCAGCAGTTTCCTCTTGCTCCTGCTTGATCATGTCCATAATCCACTCTACATCATCTACTTCTGGCAGTCGGCTATACGCATATCGCTTGGGCAGTCCTGCTGCTATATATGCCTGAATGGTTCTTGCTTCGGATTCTTCATCAACAGGGAAGTTTCTTGTACACATCATTGAAATCTGTAGCGGATCAACCCTGATTCCCTTTTTCGCCCATGCAGAGCAAAGAACGCGCCACATATGCTGTGCTGCGTTCATATACTGTGCTTCGAGTATGCCGCATTTTGTTTCAAGACCATGCAGACGGAATTTTAATGCAATTCCGCTCGCTGTGCCGAACGCTTCATCTGCCATGTTCGGAGTTTTCGAGAAACGATATATATTCGATTCAAGGCGTTCGAGATGATGCTCGGTGAAAGAATCGTTTATATCTTTTGTTAGCCATTTAATAGGCTCTTGCAGAGGGGTCGTGCCAAACTGTTTGACTATCATCACTCCGCTTTTCTGCGCCTTGTGAATTACCTCGTCTGGAACATCTACGCCGCAAAGCAGCATAGCATGAACAAACGATTCTATTTCATTCGAGTTATCCGACAGTACTTTGTCGTAATCGTCAATCAGGTTGAGTACTTTTTCTGCGTCTCCCATGCACTCCGCGTTATTCGCGATACCTTGCAGCGGGCAATAATCAAAGCTGTGCGACTTTTCCTCTACCAATTGCAGCGACATCAAATCTCCGCGATAGGTCTTTACAGTCTTATCATCGTAGAAAAGTACTTCCCACGACTTGTTATCGTTGATATCGGATATCTCATAATACCTGATAGCAAATTCCGGCTCTGCTATGGTTGTATTCGAAAGTATAATAGTTTCATATCCGGGTATAGGCATTACTCGTTCCATGCCGTCTGTCTGGTCGATATAGAACAGCCGCCCGGAATATCCGTAAATGCTTGCGTTTCGGGTAGTCTCCATATCCACGCCGAACATATTATTGCGGGTCAAGAAGTCGGTCAGCGTTTTGCTTGCTTTATCAACAGCTTCTTCGCCGCCTGTGGATTCTTCCGATTCAGCGGTATTATTGTATGAGTACGAAATCGGTTTTCCTGCGAAATATCCGGTTTTGAAATCGACTATTTCGCTGAAAAAGTCGTTATTGACGCGATTGTTTATCGGGTTTTCTTCCTCATACATCGGCTGTCGGTCGAATATCGGCACACCCTCGTATATAGCCATATAGCGGTCATGCAAGTATTTATTATAGTTCGAGTTCGGCAGATGCTTTTGAATGATTTTGTAAAGCAGTTCGGGATATATGCCGTTCTGCCTGATCTCCTCTATCTCTGCCGTATAGCTCGGGAGTAATTGTGATTTATTTCGTGTCATTTCTTCACCGCCTTTCGTTTAGGCTTGTAGTTGGGGAGTTTTCTGTCAAAAAGCAAGCGTCCATCCGGTAGTCGAGTAAGACCACACCGAACGCACACTTGAAATTCAAGGCATTTGCGCCATAAATGATTGCACATTAGAACCTCTTTCCGGCTTTTACCTCTGCTCCGAGCATCTCGGATTCTAAGGCATAACGTGTAGCGTCGATTAAATGCTGATTCGCGTCAACCGGCTTTGCCATGATGTTATCGAATTTATCTCTCTGCCATGCGTATTGGCTTATTTCTCTTATAAAGTTAGTGCAATGTTTGTCTATGATAATGTCAAAGCCTTGCAGCCATCTAATACCACGCAATATGCTGTCAGCCCCTTTGACTGCTCCGACTGCCTTGATATTATTCATAGCAAGGAAATCTATTGTTTTCGGGTCTGCGCTATCACAAGTCACATAGTTATTGCCAATAAACTCTTGGCACACTCTTAGCAGCTCTGCGTCATTCATTCCTGCTTGATAATATTCATCTAAGATATAGATTTCTTTTCTTGAGCGGTTGAAATGCAGTTTAACAATAGCATTCGGATCGGCTGCGTACCCGAAATCAACTCCATAGAATATATTATCGAACCTGTTTGCAATATTGCTTAAATCCTCAACACGCCAGTTATCAAAAATAAGTCCTTCTGCTACTCCCCATTCACCATCGCAAGCGATTCTTGCGCGAGCGGGGCTTCTGCGGCGTATGTCCTCATACATTGCAATGTCGGTATCTGACAGCCACTCGTTTATGCGATATGTAGTTGTCATTGCCAATACATTGTCCTGTGGAACATCGAAAAAGCGGCGTTTGAGCCAGTGCATTTCGCTCCACGGATTGAATGTAATTGTTACTCTCTTAAAGTAACCATCAGGCAATTTTCCTCGAATACTCTCATCAATGGTGTTAAATTCGTCCTCTTTGAGAATTTCATATGCTTCCTCAATCCAAAGGAAGTTGAGAACTCCATGAGGTACTGAAATTGATGTGATCTTAAAGGGAGAGTCAAGTCCTCGGAAAATTATCTTCTGCCCTGTCGGCTTATATGTAATTTCAAGCGGGGAAGTAGTGCATTGCCATAAATGCGATACGCCCAGACGCTCTATTGCCCATTTCAAATCCGAATAGCAGCTATCTCTTAAAGTGCGTTCGACTTTACGGACAACAAGAGCGTTTGCAAGCGGGTATTTCATAAGTGCGTAGATGTGATAGAGAGCCGCGCTTTTCGATTTTTTTGAACCGCGTGAGCCTTTGCAAACAACGTATGTCTTTTTGGTATTGAAGAACTCTGTATATCCTTTCCCCACTACCTCGCTAAGTGATATCTGCTTACTCATCAGGCTTCAAATCCTCTATGATTGTTACTTTATCGTCCGTTACATTTACCTTGTCTGTCCATATGCCGTAGTTCTTACCGAGCATTTCAGCCGCTTTGTTTGCGTCTGATATCTTTGTCGGTATTTCTACGATCTTCGCCGTTTCTTTCTCTACTGTCTTTCGCTCTTGCTTGCCTGTTTCGGGATTCGTTACCAAGCCTGATACCTTTTCCTTTACTGTCACGACTACGTGCTCGGTTTCTTCCCTGCGCATCACTCGCGTGTAGTATTCAAGTATCTCTTGTATGGTTGCTATGGTCGGTCTTTCGAGCTTTTTTAACAATTCGGCTTTATATTGCAAAACCTTATCATTTCTTAGCAAACGCGAAGCTGTTACCTCTGCTGACCTTTCACTATATCCTGCGGCGATTGCCGCCTGTTTAGCGTTATGGTTATTTTTAATTAGTTCTTGTACGAATAGTTTTTGCTGCTCAGTTAATTTCTGATTCTGCGGCTTTTTGCTCGCCACAACGCCCCCTCCCTTTATAAATAGTTTCAAAGCGACGCAATAGCGCCGCTCGATTATTCATTCAGTTTTATTTCTTCGGCTATACTTTCGTATAGTTCAGCGCCTTTCTTTGTCCGGCGCAAGTCTCTGTATTTATCTCTCATCGGGCATTTTGTCGAGTTGGTTTTGCAGCCGTCGCACCATAGTACGCTCTGTCCTTTTGCTATACATTTACATTTTCTTTTCATATGCCCTCTTGCGATTCTGTTTCAAACCACGCATTAGCGCCGCTTGATGCTATTTTTATAGAATTGTAGTTGCTTGCCTATTGGTAGATGTTTCAAAGGCACTTCACTGTTCGGAAACATTGGTACTATATACTTCCTGTAGTTATTCCCGCACAAGAATACTGCTTTATCATTGAAGTCAATCTGTTTTCTCTTGCATTGCCTGATAACTTTATTCGCCCACAATCTCTTTTCATTTTCTGTCATATCATTAAGTGTAAGTTCATAAGGCTCTATAATATCTGTCAATTCAAGCAATCCGTATTTTGCAGATAGGATATAGATTGATGTTGGCTTTAACTGCCTTGCGTATTGCAATGATTTCTTGAACAGTTCTCTTACATACATATCTTTTGCCGCGCAACGAGTGCCGCGCTTGCTTTTGACGCACGATAGAAATACTATCATGCTTCTATGCGCTCTTTTGTGAGCAAGTAGAAAAACAATGTATCACACAAAGCGAAAGCACATTTAATCAAATATTGACTCGCAATCATTACCCAAATGTTAGGCACTGTTCCGATAAAGGCAATTGTGATAAAGATTAATGTATCTAACAGTTGGCTCGCCATCGTAGATACATTATTTCTCAGCCATTTGTGCTTACCGTTAGTCATTTCTTTCAGCTTGTGGAACACTAACACATCATTGAACTGAGCTATCATATAAGCCACCAATGACGCTGCCACTACACGGAACGATTGCCCCATAATGGATTGAAACTCTGCTTGATTATCTGCAAACCGAGCTACTGGTAATAGAATTGCAAGACCTATCAATGCCAAGCTAACCAACTGGCATATAAGCCCTATTTTTACTGTCTTGTTGGCTTGCTCTTTTCCCCATATTTCTCCGATAACATCTGTCATTAAAAATGTTAAAGGATACGCAACAACTGCAGCAGGGATTACAAGCCCCCAAAATGATACTATTTTTGCTGACAGCACATTAGCGATTATCAGCGAAGATACAAAAATCCCTGTTAAGAGTAATAGATTTTGCTCGGTTTTCTTCAAAATGTCAACAGCTCCTATTGAGGTATTTTTGATACTTAATCCACTCTTTTATAGTTATAATTTCTATTTCGCTTTGTCGGTCTCGGCGTGTCCCATGATTCTTCGGTGTGATCATCTTCATTTGGCTGCCATCAAACTTGAATAAGCTGCCGAAGCGTCTACAACTGAGCCATGTTGTACTATCAACCGAATAGAATTTATACTTTGTTACATCTTTCGGCGTAAAGCCTAAACCATGAACCTTTACTCCCCTGTCGTATGCGTACTGCACCATTCGCCTTATTATCGGGTATTCATTCCTCGCTATATGCTTGATAGCAAATCCCCCGATAGCGATATAGTCATAGTCATTTACTAACCGCTTAAATTCGTCTATTCCTCTTGATTTGTGCCATACAGGGATAGATTTTTTCCCTGTTTCCGCTTCAATCTTTGCCCGAATACGTTTTACTTCCTCATAACCGACGATTGCATCTATATCAAGCTCGAAATAGTGCTGTACATCGTTCTCATTGATGAAGTCTATGTATTTGTCAATATAGCCGTTCCAGTTTACGCTCCCTTTTGCCCCATTCATAAAGGTGAACGCTCCGCTGTCAAGCAGAAACAGATCGGCACTAATTATCAGCGGCTTTTGAAAGTTGCAGAAATAGAAAAAACTTTCAAGCACATATGGAATTTCCGTTAGCATTGGGCGCGTTCCTGAGTAAACTCCGCTCGTTCCCGCCAAACAGAGCTTCATTGCTCGAACTTATGCCCGCACGATGGGCAAACTATTTTCTTTGGCTCTTTGGGCTTATTTTCTTTCTCAACAAAAAAGTCCTGCAAATCCTCATCTGATAAAGGATTAAGCAGGGCGTCTAACTCCCATTCTTCAAAGCCGGTAAGTTCAAGGTCGAAATCAATATCCTGCAAGCTCTCCATTTCTAACTTGAGCAGGTCGTTGTCAAAACCTGTGTTCATGGTCAACTTGTTGTGGGCGATTGCGTATGCTTTCCGCTCCTGCTCGGTCAAGTGGTCAAGCCTGATACAGTAGGCTTCTTTATAGCCCAGTTCTTTCAGCGCGAGATATCGTCCGTTCCCGACGAAAATAGTATTATCTTCTCCTGCGATTCCGAGCGGGTCTATATTCCCGAATGCTTGAATGCTATTCTTGATCTGCTCGATTTGCTCCCGCGTGTGCTTTTTGGCGTTATTTTCATAAGGCGAAAGCTCATCAATATTGATTTTTACCATCTGCAATTAACATCACTCCTATTAAGTAGTGCGTCACTGCAAACGATTTACCCCTTTATTACGCCGCCGTCTCCCGCCCCTGACTATCTATTGCGCAGCGTTCATTCCCACAAAGTCCATATAAAAGCCCCACTTCGTTGCCAAAGTGGGGCTTTTATAAAAGAAAGAGAGTTTACTGTTGAATAGTATGTACACTTATCGAGCCTATACTATTATAACATATTCAACTTCGCTTGTCAATTGGCGCAATTCACAAAATTCACTCTTTGCTTTTATCAAGTTTGCATAGCGCCGCTCTGTATATCCTAAATAGCTTCTGTTCGTTCCACTTCTGATCTGGGAAGTCGCTTTTCATTTTCGGGACTACCTTTTTCCAAGGCAAGCCGCTATAGCACCTATAGCGCAGCATGGTTGTTTCCCCGACGGTAATATTTGCTGATACGAATACCGGAATCAGCTCATCCCATTTCATGTCAATCAGCTCTTGCAGATAATCACGCTTGCTCTGCAATGTCTCGGATTTCATGATGTATTCTTCAATGGAGTTTTTCTGCTCTCCGCCACGCGGCATATCGGATATGACTTGCGCTTTCGGCTGCGTCATTTGTTTGAGTTCTTCAAGGCGCTCGTCAATGTTTTTTATCCACCTGCTCAGTTTTAAGATTTCGTCAAGTTCTTTCATGCTGCACCTCGCTGATTATTTGTTGTTTTTCTTCGATGATACAATCGCATAAACAAACAACGCGATGATCTCTACCACAATGACGCTTAACGCGCCCAGAATGATTGGATTCACGTACATTTACTGCCGTCTCCTTTCAAAATTGCTTTTATTTGCGACACAGGGCAAGCATTGAGGTCGGATAGAATCAGTATTTGCCGCTCCGGGTCTTTGGCGAAATGGTAAGACGAACGTATTTCGCTGTCGGTCATTGGTAAAGTCTTTTTCCACTTTTTGATTGTCGTCGGTGACGCTCTGTGTCGTTCTACTTCTCCGTATGTTTGCATTTTGACAAGTCTTGAGTGAACAGCGTCCGTTGTTCTTCCAAGCTCAAAAGCTATATCGCTGTAATTTCGTTTTTCTGCGTACAACTTTTTCAGTAGCTCATCCTCTATGGGAGTCCACCTGTTTCCCACGTATATCCTCGCAATCTAATCGATCTCTTTAATGATTACTTTCACAAAGTCGGTTGTATCGTCAATAATAATCGGGTGTGTCTGTCTCACATAGCGCCGGTTGTCGTTTTTAAGCACACCGTTCCGCACCATTGCGTCAAGCAGGAATTTTTGACTGCTCTGTACGTTGTCAACATCGCGGCGCTTTGTGCTTTCGTGAAACTCAATATAGATTTCACACGGTTTTGTTGTGGGCTTCAATTCACCTGTCGCCAATGCCTGTCGAATGCTCCACCCTATCAATTCCTCGATTTCTCTTTTGAATTGATTGGCTTGATATCTGTTGCTGCGGTTTATATTGATAACATCGTTCAGCGACGGCAGTTTTGCTTGTACTGTAAATGTATTAATCGTTATCACCCCATCACTTTATGTTTCGTAACGGCTCATTTCCTTTCTGGTAATCAAACCACAATGCAGTCATGCCGCATGAATGTATTTCACGGCAGCGTGATTCCATAATGCAAGCCGGTACAAGAAATTCTTTGATTTCCGGGCATACCTTTATGGCTTCTTCGCACATGAGCCATACACAATATTGTGTTTCCTCTGCTGCGCACCCGCATAGCCGCTTATTAGCTATGGTCATAAGCTCCTCTGCGTTGACATCATATATCATATCAACAGGACTGTTCTGCGGGGCTGTGTTTCTGTCGTACTCGCTCTGACGATCATTGCGCTGCGACTTTACGTATGGCTGTGCGTGTACGTGTCTGGCAAGGTGTACCGAAACCCATGACGGAACATCTGTAATCAGAAATGAGAACATCAATCGTCTGATTGGGCTGTGCCTTGCTTTCAACATTTTGTACTTCCAGTCGCTATCCGGCGGATTGATAGGCGTTTTGCCGATTGTAACAAGCGCTCGACGCTTGACTTCCATCCAGTCGTGTTCGTCCGGATATTCGATAAGCTCAACCTTCATGCGTTGCCCTCATTCTTTTCCATGACGAAAGTCTGTACCTTTGTGTGGATATCGTCTACCGAGAAGCGGGCATGGTCGCGGATAATCTTTTCGATATCGTTTGCAATGTCCTTTTTCCACTCTTCCACATTGAAGGTTTTTTCAAAAGTCCTATCGTCTATTTCTCCAATCGATGTAATCTCGATGGTCATGATATGGGTAATTTCTTTCATTTTATTCTACCTCATTTCTTAATTTTTCCATGTCAATGCCGATTTCTTTCAGTTTGTATTCCGCGGGGAATACTTCGTCGGTCTCGAAAAACTTTCGCATTTGCTCATATTCGCGACCTATTGCTTTATAGGCTCTTTCCAGTCTCTTTTTGCCGAATCCGAATTCAACGTGAAGCGCCCATAAAAACATTGTATCGATGCCTTTTATGTATTTGTCTTCCTGTTCCGCAATCTGGCGGCGAATTTCTTTTTTCATTGCCGCCGAGCCTTGAGAACTAAATCCGTATCGTGCTTTCATAGTTTCATTCCCTCATTCTGAATACGATTCAACCAGCGCAATTACAACTTTGAGAATTACACACAGCCAGAACAGCACCCATACCCATGCCGGAGTAGAGAGTTGATAGAGAATCCAGCCTAAGATGATGTACATTTCTCATCACCCCTCATCAATTGACGATCTCGGGGTCGAACGGTAGTATGTTCGAGTGGAAATAAACCTTGTAATCATAAGGATTTGTGAGCGTTCCGGTAATATCTTCAACGACGTACAATGTGTACTCGTTCAGATAGACATAATTTTTCTTGTATGTATTTTCCCCGGTCTTAACCGTCACAACGAGTTCACCGCTTGAATTGTTGGAGATGTTCATACATCCTTCCATTTCAAGAATGATCTTGTCCGTTCGAGCGTTATAAACGGTTATACGCCGCTGACACTCAAAATATTCTGCCTGTCTCGAAATGTTTGTGTTCACTTTGGCGGCTTCGGAATATATCTCACATCCGGTGAAAGTTGTTGCGGCTACTATCAGTGCCGCGAGTGCAATTCTTAGCTTACGCATTTTCGTTCTCCTGTTTCCTTAAATCATTCATTTCGGGCTTATTCTTCATAGTCCAGAGACAGCAAAGGATATTCCAGACAAAAGCGCGGTCATGCGGTTCGTCGGTGTCGCCCCTACGCCATTTGAGGTAATGCCGGACGGCTGAATCAATGTAGCAATGAATCGGAATCCCTTTTTGCCAGTTATATTCGCCGTACTTCTTCGCGCCATCCTCAAAGTGTTTTGCGACTTCGAGTACCGTTGTCATTGCATCATCAAATATTCCGTCGTCGGTGGCTTCCAGCGTCTTATTGAGTGCGGCATATAAATATCCGCAGTCTCCGCTACGCTGAAATTCTCCTATGCAGTCAAGAACGGAATCATCCAGCCATACGCTTACAATGTCAAGCGGTAAAAGGTCGCATCTTCCTTTGCCTTCCTGAATGTCGCGTACTGCTCCGGTCTCAAATTCGCGGCGTTCTCCGCTGTCCTTGATATGCGGTTCAGATTTTGAAAGAAACATATCATCCTCGCCCGCATGGTTACGGCTGCATTCATCACACGGAAAACTACCCTTCCACGGCGATTCATCGTGAACGCAACCTGTACATTCGTTATTCATTTGTTCTTACTTTCTCCTCTTGATTCCGGCAGCGAGGTTAATTGCTGCATTGCCTTGTCGATAGTCTCATCCGTCAATCGGTGCATTGGGTATTGGCACCATGCGTTTTCGTAGTTGAACTTGCATACCCCGCAGTCATTGTCGTGTATCTTGCAATACATTCGGAGTATGCTTATCTTTCGATCTCTCGTTTTGAACTCCATTAAAATACCTCCTATTTCAATCTATAGTTTTTTGAGCGGTCGAGAGCTATATTGATGCAGTAATCACCGCATAACTGCTTTATTCGTCCGGCAAGCGCTTCATCAATGTCTATCAGGTCTGTCAGAGTGCATTCGGACGATATGATAGTCAATTTCTTTTGCACTATTCGTGAGTTAAGTATTTCAAATGCAAGGTTGATATCCGCCGAAGTCGGGCGCTGTCTTCCCTGCGTTTCGTTTCTCCCTGTTTTGAAAAGGTCGTCGATGTAAAGAATATCGACCGTCTTGTACTGCTCTATTTCCGAGCCATATCCCGCGTCGTTTGCCATTGCTTTAAGCTTTGTCGCTTCGTCGCGCCATAGCATATATTTAACCTCATTGCCGCGCTTTAACAACGATACAGCTATAGCTGTGCATATATGCGATTTGCCGCAGCCGCTTTGTCCGCCGAAAAAGAACCAATGCTTTCCGGGATCACTGAGGAAATTGTTTGCCTTTTCCAGAACGATTTTCTGCCAATCCTCTGTGACTATGTATTTATTAAACGTGTAGTCGTGTACTACATTCGCCATTCCACTACGGTTAAGCGCCCTTATCGTCCGTCTAATCTTCTCGCACCGGCATATCTGCATCGCTTCTTTATAGCCGCCCAAACACCGAAGCGGCACATAAATATAGCCTTTATTATTGCACAGCTTGCAGTTATAGCCGTCACCCTCATTAAGGTTTCCCTGCTTTTTGTTCTCGGTTTCGCAAAGCCATTCGTAATAGCTTTTCTCTCTGGCAAGGCGTTGTTCTTCGGTCTCGTTATCAGAGCCAGTGTCCACTCCATGCCGGATGTTCAGAGTTTGCAGTACCTCCGTTATCTTTTCCATTGTTAGGCTCTCCTTTGGTCGGCGCGTCCCTCAAAGGGTATACGCTTTTCCAGTTGTTCATTATTGCTGTTTCGAGTAACTGTTTCTGCCGATCTATGCTGTCAGGCTCGAGTTCTTGCACTTTGCTTATAAGCATCTTCAACGCCCTATCCGTCATAGGGGACTTGATAAGCTTTCGCATCTTGATGTATTCGAGATATAGCTCTCTCAAATCATCATCTTCTACGGCAGCTAAAATTTCATCGTAGCCACCGGTCTTTCTTTCTTTCTTTTTATTCTCAGTATTTAATTCTTTAGTATTTGATTCTTTAGTATTTAATTGCCCTTGATTTTCTACCCCTTGATTTTCTACCCCTAGTTTTTCTGGCTCTTGAAAATCTTTCTCTTGATCTTCGGGTTCTTGCGGCTGCTCGAATATGTCATATTCATATTCAATGCGACCGGATTTTGTTTCGTTGGGCATTTTCTTCGTGACAACTAAATAACCGCACTGTTTAAGCTCATCGAGCGTCGATTTTATAGCGGTTTCGTTTTCTTTGCATATGGATACTAACCCCGCCACCGAGTAGTCCCATTCGTCGGGCAATGACAGCATCACCGACAGCAGTCCTTTAGCTTTTAAGCTCAACCGCCGGTCTTTCAAGTGGACATTGCTCATTACAGTATAATTAGAATTTTTGTTTACTCTTATTACTGCCATTGCTATTCTCCTATGCGTTATTTAAGCAAAACGGCGCACCATCTGGGAGGTTAGCGGCACTCCCAGACAATACGCCTGTGGTATTCAATATTAAGTCTACTGTGATTCAGTACCGCTAATACTGATTACCACGCTTAATATTATATCACTTTTGGCGCCGTAATGTGTTACGAAATTGTAAAAATGTTTCGTAATGGCGCGGAATTAGAACGGCAATTCTTCCTCATCCTCCAACACTTCAAACTGCGGAGCTACCGGAGCGCTCTGCGGTGCTGTCTGAGGGGCTGTGTAACTGCTCGGCATATATGTATTCTGCGTCTGTCCGGGCTGCTGTTCCTTTTTCTCTCCGGTGAAATAAGCCTCGTCAATCAAAGCTTCGGTGACGGTTCGCTTGTTTCCGCTCTGATCTGTCCATGAGCGGTTTCTCATGCTGCCGACAACAGATATCATCCTGCCCTTATCGAAGTAATTGCAGATAAATTCTGCCGTTCCGCGCCATGCGACGCAGTTGATGAAATCAGCAGTTGTAGTTCCGTCCTGATTTGGTCTGCGGTTGAGTGCTATCGTGAAAGATGTTACACTCGTTCCGTTCTGCGTCTTCTTGAGTTCGGGCTTTGCTGTCAGCCGTCCACTCGCTATCCATTTGTTGAGGTCTGCCATTTTGTTTCTCCTTTATATTGTTTTATTGGTTTCGTAAGGGCTTATCTTGTGGAGCTTTGATTCCGGTATCTCCCACGGTGTTTCTCCGTAGCACTCATGAAAATCAACTATCCATGAGTCGTCTTTCCAAAGTTGCTTAACGTGTCCTCTCGCTCCCTTTGGTATCGGCGTACCGTATATTGATTCAGTAACCTCTACAAGATCGCCTGTTTTGATTTCCTCTGCCTTTTTCTTTTCTACGGCATTTAACAACGGTATCAAAACGGTTTGTATTCTCCATTTCAATTCTTTTTTGGTGTTGTCATATCCTACGTTATGATACTGCGTTGCATTTGCAATGGTTTTTTTGCCGCTTATGTACATTGCTTCCGTTTTTTTGTCATACCCTAATATGACGATTTTATAAAGCGGATTATCCTTTTTGGACGTGATTTTTTCTATGTCCTTATCTAAGCACCACATACCATGATAATCTGCGCACCGCCCACCAAGGGAATTACCTTCTTCACAATCGTGGTCGAGCCGCACACCATATAAAGATGAACCCGATGGCAAGGGCTTCGCACAAATGATTGTTCCACATTCTCCTACTATCGTTAAAAATTTATTGGCTATCGTTACTCTATCGCCAATCTGAAATTTTCCCATATTCGTAGCCTTTCTGCGGGAGAATTAAGCCGCTCCCGCTCGGCTGTTTTATTTACGCCGTAACTGTATTCAGTTTGTTATTGCCGTTTGTCTTTATTGTCTCGCTACCCCACATAGTCCGAATTTCGTCCATCGTGAATGTCTTTTTCCCGATTTTGTGATAGCCCTCGTTGTGGAAGTACCATGCGCTCTTGTTTTTGCTCCATCTGAAATGAAGCTCTTTGAGTATTTCGCGGTACTGCTTTGTATTGCCGCTTACCCAAAGCCATGAGCCGCACACCTCAATGATGATACCGTCAAGAGTGATAAGACGGTTTACAATGTCACGGAACTGTTCGGGTGTCTCGGTCGTTTCCTCTCTTGCAGTGTACGTTTCACCGCTTGCGCTCTGGTGTACATTCTTGAGCCGTTCAAACAGTTTGTCGTACTCTGCGTTGATTTCCTTCATATCAGCGTCGCTGCCGCCGAGGTCGGGGTGATGCTTAATTGCAAGTTGCTTGTACTGTGTTTTCAGTTCTTCAAGAGTCTGAGGATTTGTGAACCACTTCATTTTGTTTTCTCTCTTTCTTATTTGCCTTTCGGCTTATCTTGCTTACATATATATTATACCACTTTTGAGAGGTTAATTATATATTATTGTTTGAATATTTTGTAAATTGATATTCATATTTAAGCATTGAAAGAGAGCGGATAGTAGAGATTATTCATCTCGGAGAAATGATTCAATTGTGTCTCGCTCTGTCTTGAAAACAAGTCTCATTTGACCGTTGAGATAGCCTTTGTGTTCCTTATGCCGTATACGTTTCAGCTTATTGAACACACTCGCATATTCGCGCTTTATAGCCTGTCTCCATTCGTCCTCTGTAGCGAGCTTTATGCCGTACTTAGTGTGGCTGATAATGATTTTCTGAATAACAGTGCTGTTATTGATTGCCATTATATCTTTGCTCATCGTGCGGCGCGCTTTTGTACTATGGAAATCATCCTTGTCAATCTGGCAATACCATTCTGGCAATTCGTAAGCTATTTCTTCCTGCTTTGTCCACTGATCACCGCGTTCCACAAGATATCTATACAGCGCCCATTGACGCGGACTAAGCTTACTCATGCTATCACTTCCTTACAAATAGTTTTTCCCGAAAATTGCGATAAAATCTTCTACGCTCCATCCGTAATGTTCCATTGCTATTTTCTGCACTCTTGCTTGAAGTTCGCGGCATATCTCCGCATTTCTATGTACTGCGTTCTCGCCGAACACGTGACAGTGGTCGTGGCAGATATACACTTTAAGCCCGTATGTCTCGCTCAGTTTTCGATATGGCTTGCCAAAGAACACATGGTGACAATCCAGCGGGTCAGAGTGTCCGTTCCTGCCGCATATGTAACAGTGTGATTTATCTTCCTGTACAATAGATTTAGCCATATCACAACCTCCATTCTGCTGCATAGCGTTTGAGGACTCCGGCATAGAATATCTCATCCTCTTTGTTCCCGAAAAACTCAGCTCGCATGAGTACAGGGCGATACTTTGTATGGGCTTCGATTTTGGCTCTCTCAATGTCTTTCTGCGTATGGTTGCACATGAACTGTCTGCATATCCACGGTCTCACACTGTAGATCAGGCACTTTCTATTTGCTTCATCTCGGAATGGGCAGGTCAGGTCTATGCCGGTCAAGTAATTGTGCCGTTGTTCCTTAATGGTGTGCTTTCTCATATACGCCTTAATCTTCTGTACTTCATCATTTGACATCGGCAGCAAATCGGAGCAGCACTGACCGCAGCTCGAGCATTTCCCACCGATTGTGAAATCTGTTATCCGTTGCATGGCGTATCCTCTTTTCCCCAATCGCTTTTTATAAGCGATAATTCATTCTCGGACATTACTTGTATGCCCATGCCTTTTGCTTCGTCAATAATGCCGTCCAGAAGTATTGACATCTCGCGTGTATCGTACTCTGACGAGCCTTTATAGACCTTGTAATGAGTGAACTCCTTACCCTTTACATATCCAGTACCGAAGACATCGTAATACTTGAAATAGCCCGATACATCAATGGTTGATAGCACGGAAATTATCTCGCTTTGCCCATACCTTTTGAGCATTTCAAGGTACACGCTGTCTTTATCGCTCCTCAAAATGTTCGCTATCTCTGTACACATCTTCCAACAAAGCGCATTAGCGTTGAGTGACCGCTTTTCTCTGAACTTATCAATCTTGATAGATAGTTTTTCAACAGTATTCAGGTCGTCAAACATATTCATAGCACTTTGCTTTTCGTTGATTGTCAGAGTGAGAACGGCGTTGCCGGTTCGGAAGTCTATCGACATATCCTTGATACTTCCGCTCAGTTCATACGCCATCTTTTTCCCTGTCCGTTCTTGTAACGATAACATTGCATCCTCTTACCATAGCCTTTAACGGCTGACGCGCATGAGCGGCGTATTTTTTTATTGCGGCACACGCAAGCCTTGCTTTGCCCTCCGTGCCATATTCAAGGCACATATTTTCGTGGTCTGATGCAAGAAATTCGTGCATCGCTTCACGCTCGGGGTCATATTGACTCCTTTTGTTTCGCCGAGTATATTCGACGTTGAATGTAATCTTGTTGTACATTTTCGCTCTCTCTCCTTTTTATCCGTTCTCGCAGATATCAACTATGTGTTCGCACAATAGCTTCGGTATCCTTGCTTTTTCTATTTTGTTTTTAAGACCTTGTGTGCCAGTTCTCGCCCCTCTTGGAGCAGATTCATGACAAGGGTCTCCTTTTTTGCACGGCGGCTTGAATTGCGGGTTCGGATGGTTCGTCCATATATCCGTTGGTTTCTGCCGCCGTTCGCCGTACTTACAGTATGTAACCGTGTATCTCGGCAAATCTTTCATGAAGTTCATTTTGCGCATTCCTGCTCTTGGATTCTCAATAAACCAATAGCGAGGTTTTAGCTCTGCTATTAGGTTGATCAGGTGCGTGTTTATAGCATCGCAACGCTTTGCATATTCGCTGACAGGCATCAAATTACCGTCAGCAGTTTTACGCCTGTGTTTGGATATTGCAGAGACGGAATACGTCGTGCAATCCGGGCTGCACCATATCACATCAGGAACACCGCCGCACAGGTTGATAATATCTTGTGCTGTCAAAGTCCCTATATCAGCGACCAACGACGGCTCAAACTGTTTATCCCAGTCTATGGTGTAGGTTTCATGCCCTCTCGCGGCAAAAGCGTTCGCGATAGATTTTGTCCCACAGAACAAATCAAGTACAATTAACCTTTTAGCCATAGTATTCAAACCTCAACCCATTCACCGATTTTCTATGCCCGTTAAGGACGCTTGATATATTGCCTATGCTTTTGATTCCATAACATCTGCCAGCGTCCACCACAGACTTAAAAATGCGTCCATCATTACAACACACCACACGTTTGCGAACGTCCGCCCTTTTGCTAAATCTGGGGTTATGTAAACCCATATCAACTGCATGTTTAATGTTTTCTCTATGTGAAATCCATTCCAGATTATCAAGAGAATTATTTAATTTGTCGCCGTCTTTATGGTTCACTTCCGCGAGTAATTGCGGATTTTCAACAAATGCAAGCGCAAGCAATCTATGTACGGTACATTGACGGCGGCAATTCGCATTCCATAATGAAACCATTAGATAGCCGTTCTTCTTGCATACTCTTTGCGAAACTTTTTTATGTGTTCTGTTATTCAGAATAGTTCCATCGCTAAAAATAGTATAGTTTGCAAAATTTTCATATCCATCTAATTCGCCGATATTGCATTCCAATACTTTCGTATGTTGTCACCAATCCCTTTCATGTAAACAAAGTGACGCAAAAACTTTATACTTTCGGGAGCGTTATTTTAATATATCCCGCTCTACCTCTGGTTTTCTTCTCTTTGGTCACGCTATAGCTTTCGTACTCGTCAGGGTGTTCTGCCTTGAACCGCTTTTCGTCAAACTCTGTGACTAATTCGGTTTTGGCTTCTGTGCCGTCTACCCTTGTTATTCTTGTTCCGTTCACCATCTGCCAGCTTTTCACATCATGGTTCTGCATTGCTTCAAAGAGCTTTTGCTTCATGTCGTTGTAACGCTGCTCAATAGCTTTGTAGTTTGCAAGCTGATTTTCGAGGGCGAGAACCTGTTCTGAAAGTGCTATGAGTTCGTTCGGCTGAAAATCCTGTTCTGTAAGCAAAGGATTTTCTTTCAGCCGCTGCAAGTCTGCTAAGAATCGGTCTATCTCTGAAAAGATTTCGTTTGTGAGGTCTTCATACTCTTTAGCGTCAATTTCATATATAGTCAAACGGTCTTTGTCAAATTCTTCGTCAAAGTCTTTCGGTCGATTATATACAGCGAGCATACCAGAATCCACTTTGTTTACGCGCATATACAATAGCAACTGAACGAGATATATTTTATATCCGTCAACCGTATCGTGAATCTGCGAGGTCGTTTTAATTTCGAGTACGCAGCGTCCGTTGAAACCATCAGTATGTGCTCTAATGCAGCCCTCTATAGTTCTGTTCGGCTCAAACTGTGCATCTTCCGGCATTGTGCTATTTATATAGTCTCTGATCTGCGGCTCTAAATGAGTACCGTACACTGTATATGCGTTCCCCTTGAAATCAGGCTCTTTCAAGCCCGATTTCTCAAGGAGAAGTTCGTACCTTGTCTTAAATGGGCTTATACCCATTATGCAGGGTACATCTGAACCGCCAATCCATTGTGCGCGGTCGATAGTAACATCGTAATCCATGTATCAATCACCCCAATTCCTTAAGCAGTTCTGCGAATCTTTCCGGAGTTGTCTGATTGGTTAAGCCTTTTTCTTTTGCGTAAGCATTTACATCAATGCCCTTTGCGTGGAGCACCGAAATAAGCTGTTCGCGAGGGGTCAACGTCCGCTTTGCCTGAGTATACTTGTTTTCTTCGCTTGCAGTCTGATCAGGGTCTTCTCCGGTAGATATCTTATAGGCTTTCATCAGAGCGTACTTATCTGAATACGTCATAGCCTTTCCGCTACCCTTATCCTGTGTGTCAATGCCCTCTGCAAATGTCGTTGTTTCTATGTATTCTTCGGGCTTTTCGGTATTCACGAATCTGTAAACCGTCTCGATTCTGGTCATGAATGTTGTCTTTTTTGTGGTATTGCCGTTGTATGTACTTTCGCTTTCAAGCATATTGCTTTCAAGAATCGCGCGTCTTACAGGATAGCTATATACACCGTATTTAGCTTCAAGCGGCTTTACTGCATCGAGAATATCTCTTTCTGATACCGCCTTATACGACGATGTTTTTGTCTGCTGCACGATGAGATTTTTTGCAACCGTCTGCAATTCGGCTGTAATAGCCGACATCTTTTCGTAAATGTTCATTCTTTGTTTCCTCCGTTACTTCCATGTTTCATCAATTATCCAGATTATCGCAAAACCGAGAATCGATAGCAGCTACGGTTACTTCCTCGTCCTTTGCTTCATCGACCGTCCAGAAGTCGAATCTTCCGGTTTTGTCATTGATAGCCTTGCAGAGGAATCCTGCCGCGACATTTGACGCGATGTGTACCTTTGCCTTTTCTCTGTCAAGCATATACACCTTGTCCCCCACCTTGATTTTTTCGATAACGTCAAAAGGGTAAACCACATTATACTTTTTCATACTCAATCTCTCTTTCGTTGAATTTTCTTGCCAATACTTCGATTAGCCGTTGGTTATGTATTATGTCACGCTCAATCAACTTGACCGTGACTTTTCTTTCGTGCTTCACTCTGCTGTCTCTCCCTCGTTAATCATGTAATCGTACATTGCATTGTTGGGGATGAAAAATTTTTCTTGCAACGCTCCCCAAAATTTAAGGCTGCCGTCGCGTTTTCCCAACTCCACCTGTGAGTACGTTACATAACTCACGCCGAGCCTTTTTGCCATTTCTTGCTGAGACAAGTTTTTGCTAAGTCTCAACATTCTGAGCTTTTTGCGCATATAATCACCTCCTTTCAAGTCATAGCGCCGTCAGATTTTTACGCACTCGTCCTCATCGGTGACGCCCAATGTGCTACCGGTGTCCCACTGAACAAGCAACGTGCCGATATCATCTACGCCGAAAACAGTTCCCAATGTTCCAATCGGCGGCGCTTGCACATCGTCCATTTTTACAAGCCTTACCCGCGTCCCGTTTGGGTACTGCTTTTTGAGCCGTTCGGCTCTGGTTCTCAATCTGCTGTATTCGTCCATTTGTTTTCACTCTCCTTCATTATGTTTCGTTGTGACACATTATGCTCGCCGCTTTCTTTGCGGCTTCTTTTTTACAATTATATTATACTACTTTTGCGACGTGATTTATATATTATATTTTGAACATTTTGTAAATACTTATTCATAATTTGCTTTTTCTTTTTATTCTATTTGGAAATATTCGGACAAAAAGCCCTCCCATTCCTCAAAAGTGATCAAGCCGAACTCTAACGCGAAGTCCGCTACGCCAATCGACCGTAAAGCAAATGCTTTTTTGTCTTGCTGGCTACCTTCGATGGCTCTTGCAATATCAAAACTTTCTTGTATTCTGTCTTTCACTGTCATACCGCGATTGTTTATCATTTGTACCACCTATCTCTTGCTTAATTATCAACTTTCAAAAAAATTATACAAGAATAATTATTTAGATTCAACGATATTTTGAAACAAAGTGAAACATTTTATTCAATTCAAAAAACAATTTGTAACATATTATATATAGTTTGTGTTATATTTAATATATGTTGTATAACAACAAATTTGATATAGGAGGCGATTATCTTCAATGAGTACCATCGGTAGTAAGTTGAAAACACTAAGAATAGGGAGGGGATTGACGCAGCAACAATTATCTGAGCGGTTAGGGCTAAGTCGCGCGACTATCTCAAATTATGAAGTAGGTAGAAGAACTCCTCATCTGCCTGATCTTCGGAAACTGGCAGAGTTTTACGGAGTAGGTCTTGACTATTTCGGCGTAGAAACGAAAGATGAGCGGTTCGAGCTTATCAGCCGCGCAAAAAGCGTATTTTGTAATGAGGATATACCAAAAGAAGAACGCGAGGAAATTTACAAACAAATCATGAAAATTTATTTGGGGGTTTAGAGACAAGATATGACACCACGAATAGGATTATACGCACGTTATTCAGATACCAAACAGGACGATGGATATAGCATTGAGTATCAGATGTCTGAGTGCCAAGATTATCTTAATAAAACAGGCGAGACACTAACGAAAACTTATATTGACCAAGCCATAACAGGAACAAAAGTTGCAGGGCGTGAAGCATTTCACGAATTGATTCACGATGTAAAAAATGGGCTTATAGATGTTATAGTCGTTTACAAGTTCAGCCGTATATTCCGTAACGCTTATGAGAGCCACAAATACCGCAAACTGTTCAAAAAACATGGAGTAAAACTTATATCCGTTACGCAATTGGTAGATGATGAAACTTCATCAGGGCAGCTAATGATCG